TGTCCTACGTTGAATTCTAGGTCAGCAATTGTACCATTATTATCAATGGTAAAGTCACTCATCCATTGTTCCAAGCTCATGCTGTTTTTGTTTTCTGGCGGTAAATGATCACTTCGATCTACCCAAATGCAATAATCAAAAACACCAGTATTTTGCATAGCAAAAAACTCACGTTTGTTACGCAATCCACAATAGATGTCATGTTCAGCGAAAATTTCTCTGCCTAAACGTGCCGCATCAGGTACATTATAATCGCAGATAGCATCATACCATTCTGCTCTGTGAGAATGCCTGTCAGCGTAGCACTGTTCTTCATTACTGTATCCATATTTGTCCTTTAACATGTCGAAAATGAAAAGTTTACTACAAAACTTACTCGAACTTTCAAAACTATAACCATACTTATCACGCAATATCTCGCAAACAGTATCCTTTCCATGTCGACCATGGCCAATGACCAATAGTTTGGTTTTCATTTTTGTCATCTAATGTACTTTCTCAGTTCAACTTTTTTATTGTATTTCTGACGTATTGTGTCAGCCGCTTTACTTGCAGAAGTGACGCTGTAGAACTCTTTGTCCCAGCGTCGATCATTTATATATAACACATATATAGTTTGTTGTCTAGCATCTTCATCACGCAATTCGTAATGTAGTTCTGCATGTTTGAACTCTGCTTTGCTCATTGAGCCCCAGTCAAGTTCGTTTGGGTCGTTTGGATATTTCATAAATCTCCCTAGGCGTACTGTGCCCAGTAATCGTTCCACATTTCTCCAACACCCTCTTCAACTTCTTCAGTGTTAAGGAACGGTACCATATTTTTGGCAAGTATAGTTGCTTTGTCCATTGCTTCGCTCGGGTGTTCAGCTTCTTTGATAAATTCTGTAACAATACCCCAAAAGTTTTCTTCAATGTCCATTATATAACTGCTCATTCCCATATCTGTCTCCTTATTTCAAGTAAAGTGGACCAGTCCACCGAATTGTGTAACCTTCAAAAACGTTACCACGTGCCGCATTGCGGGCTGGCGCATTGTAGCCTGCGGCCATCAAAATATCACCTTTACGGAATTTTTTGTCCTTGTCGGTGTTAACAATGAAACCCCAAACACTTCTATCACTAAGGATTTTAATGTATTTGTTGCCTTCTTTAACTTCCAGCAAGTTATCATAATTAGCAACTTTTTCTGCAAAGTAACCGCTGAGTTCTTCTTTACCGTTGCGTGTTGCCCAACGAACGAAGTCTGCTTTGATATCGGCAAGCAATGTGTTAATTTCATTTTGCATTTGGTAACTCCTGTTTCCTTAACTTACTCTTATATATTAAAGTAAAACGTTTTACTTGTCAACACTTTTTAGGCAAATTCTTCAACTTTTTTTACAAGCTCAACACGCCCATCATAATCCATGCTGGACTCAAAAGGAACATAACCAGTGTCGCCAACACGGCCGCCGCCATCCATAGTGTCTGTATCAATTTCGATAGTGTAGGCTTCATACATATAAAAGCCTTCAGTTGGATGGTAAATTGCACCTTTTGCTACAACTCGACCTTCAATGTAGTATTCTTTACTAAACTGAAAATCATAACCACGGATACGGTCACCAACTTCTGCTAACGCTTCGAACTTCAACATATCTATTACCTCGTTTTCTTAACTTACTCTTATATAATAAGGTAAAACGTCTTGGTTGTCAACTGTTTTCACAAAAAAAAGGCAGGAAAAAATCCTGCCAGTTCAATAACTTAAAATTTTTTTTATTTTTTTATCCGATTACAAAGCCTAAACCTGTTGAACCTTCAGCATAGAGTGTTAAATCTTGTTCCAGTTTGTCTAGGTCTGCTTGTGCGTCTGCTCTTAGTACATCAGCATTTAGTGTTGTGCCGCCTTGTGGGCCAGCAATAGTATTAAACTTACCACGTGCTTCTGCAAGAATTAAACGTGCATGTGCAAATGCATAGTCTTTTAACCAGGGCTTTGCATATGTGTCAGAAAACAGTGCTTCTTCTGGTCTGTAATTGTATACATGTAGATACACATCATCTTCTGCTTTAATTCTTCTGTGAATTAGCAAGTTGTGAGTTACATGATTCCAGGTAAATGTATACTCTGCACCAAATAAACGTCCCAGTGCTTCACGGTGTTGAGCTAGTGCATCAAATACACCTAAACCACCTGCACGACCACTGTGTAACAAATATGTGTTTAAATACTGTGCTTCAAATGGCTCAAAGTCGTTGCCGCTTGTGCCACTAACACCACTACTGCGTCTGTAGATATCTTTAACTTCGATAATATTGTCAGGCAGTGTGTATGTACTCAGATCATTTTGCAAACGCAAGTGTACAAAACTTTCTTCGACGGCATTTTCACTACGCTGTCTATATTTGTCTAGCGACTTATCAATAGCAAGATGGTAATGTTCAGGATCTAGTTCAACGTCAACCATCTGACCACCCAAACGTAGTTCCATTTCTTTAATAATATCGTCACGTAGTGCCATATTTGTATTCTCCTATGTCAGTATTTATACAATCAGTAAAGACGGCAAACAGATAAATATCGTAAAGGATTTAATGTATGCCCAGACTAAGCATGTGGAAACCCACTAAAACCAATGATTATTATTTTTTAGACAACACTATCCGTGAGCAATTTCAGATTGGTGGCACTGGCGCATATGTACACAAGTATATTGGTCCACAGGCATTGGGTGAAACTGGTGATCCAGCACAGCCTAATTATACCAGCGGCATGGAAGTAGATCCAGTAACTGGTGATTTTGTCAATCCAGAAGGTATTATCAATGAAACAAAAATACAAGACCTCTTGTTTATGGAAAACCGTGATCGCAAGTATGATCCTTGTATATTTGAACTTCGTGGTGTTTACAATGTAAGCGACAATGACTTTGACTTAACTCAATTTGGTCTATTTTTAACTAACGATGTCCTGTTTATGACATTCCACATGAATGAGATGGTAGAGATTGTTGGGCGTAGACTTATGCCAGGTGATGTGCTTGAACTTCCGCACTTGTTGGATGATTTAGCATTAGATGCAGACCGCCCACCTATTCCAAAGTTTTATGTAGTACAAGATGCCAACCGTGGCAGTGAAGGATTTAGTGTTACCTGGATGCCGCATATCTGGCGTGTTAAACTGTCACCAATTACAGACAGCCAGGAATACGCAGACATACTTGGCAATGCTGACCAGGCAGACAGTCTTAAAAATGTTATCAGTAGTTACAAAAAGGAATTGGACATCAGTAATGCTATTGTTGATGCCGCTGAAGAGGCTGACCCAGTTGGTAAGCCACTGGTTGACCACTTGTTTGGCGGTGCTAGAACTGCTGAAGGACAACAGGAAGAAAGCAATTGGAATTACGGTGAAGTACTAAACAGTGGAAATGGTTTTCCACAGAGTCCTGCAGAAGGAGACTATTTTGTACGCACAGACTTTCAACCAAATCGCTTGTTTGTTAGACGTGGAAGTAAATGGCATCGCTTGTACGATAATATTTCAGCACAAACCTGGAGTAACAAAACATACAATGCAGAACCGTTTATCAACAACCAGGATACCACATACATTAATGATGATGGACTAGAGCAGGCTGAAAGACAAGAGCTCAGCCAGGTTATATTACCAAAACCAGACGCAGGATAATCAATGCAATATTTTTATGACAAACAGATACGCAGATACATTCAACAGTTTATCAGACTGTTCAGTGGTTTTAGTGTAGAGATGGGTACCAACAGCGATGGTACAAGAATTTATCAGACTGTTCCAGTACGTTACGGTGATGTAAGTCGTATGGCGGCACACATTGTAAAAGACAACAGTGAAAACGTTGTTAATGCTACACCGTTTATCAGTTGTTATGTAAGTGATATGAGCATTGCACCTGAGCGCCGTACACATGCTCAGTATAGTGATAAAGTACAAGTTTACGAAAAGAAATACGACAATTCAACAAATCAGTATTTGGATGAAGTTGGCGATACATATCAGATTACACGTTATCAGCCAGTGCCTTATAACTTAACAATGCAAGTGGATATCTGGACATCAAACACTGAACAAAAACTACAACTGTTGGAACAGATCTTGGTGTTGTTTAATCCAAGTTTAAACATTCACACCAACAGTAATCCTTTTGACTGGACAAGTTTAAGTTATGTTGAACTTGTTAACATGACCTGGAGTGTACGTAGTGTACCCAGTGGTGTTGATGAAATTATTGACGTTAGTACGCTGAGTTTTGAATTACCAATCTTTATTAGTCCGCCTGTTAAAGTACAAAAACAGACGCTTATCCACACTATTTTAAATAAAATCAATCAAGTTGATGACGATAATTTACAGGCATTTAAATTGGGTGAAAGTTTTACCAGTCAGTTTAACAGTTTTAAAGTAGTAACACTGGAAAATTATAAGTTGCGTTATGAAGATGGATATGCTACTATATTAAATAGGGCCGGTGGTAACACTGACCCAGATGGTTTACAATTGGATTGGAGTAAAATATTACCTGCTTATGGTGAAATGCGTGATGGCATCAGTCAGATAAGACTGCGTCAGAGTACTGATCCAACAGATAGCAGTCAGGATATAATTGGTACACTGAGTTATGATAGTACTAACCCACAGCGTTTATTAGTGACACTTGATAGTGGAACACAGCCTGCTGATACACAGGGCAGTGTGGATGCAATTATTAATCCAGCAAATGTATCGCCAGGCAATGGTATCCCAGCCGCGAC